GAGAATCCTTGACCTACAACTTGTCCTGCTCTACCTCTCATAGAACACATAAGAACATTCTCATATTCTAAGTCGTAATTAAGAATAGATGCTACTTGATCCCCTACATCATTAACTTCACATAAGATATATGCCATATTATAATTTCTGGCAATATCATGAATTATAGATGGGAATAACATAGGTTTAATTTCATTATTCCTATACTTTGCCACTAATTGATGTGGGAAGGTCGTTATATCAATTACCGTAAATGCAGAGTAGTCATTACCTACTCCACGAGCAACATCAACAGTAACAACATAATTATGATCTGTCTGAACCCCCTCATATACATCCAAACCCTTATTACTTAATGCAGGTGATTCATATACCAATCTTCTTAATGTTGCTGGTGATATAAGAGTATCAACAGATCCTAAGAATTCGCACTCAAACTCAACTTTAAACTGTTGTTCTGAAGTGTTAGCAATTGTCTGTAACTTCCATGCCTCATCTCTACCTGGAACATCCCACCAATTAACTTCCGTTGGTATATACTCATTCTTCTTACGTTCAGCATCATGCCAAAGTTTATAGAAGTGATTCATCCCGTGAGGGGTAGAAACAATTATAACCTTGGTATTTTTACCAGATGAAATAGTAGGATAAACCGAACTAAAGAACTGATCGGCAATATGGTTTTGAACGAACGCAAATTCGTCTAAGAATATGATGTTGTAAGATCCACCACGAACTGCAGATGCAGATGTAGATGCAGCAATAATTTTAGAACCATTCTCTAATTCAAGAGATGCTTTGTTCCATGTTAAAACTCCTTGCTGCAACCATCTTGGTAAATTCTCATATGCAGTTTGAAGTCTATCTAAAAGATCCTTAGCAGTTGATGCTTTGTTAGCAAGGATCGCTATATTTACATTATCATTAAAAATAGCATAGTACAGCAGATAAGATACAACAATGGTTGATTTACCTGACTGTCTGGGTAGTTTGCATATGTTAAATCTGTTATGATGAAACTTATCTAACATATCCTCCTGAAAAGAATACGGTTCAAATTGCTTTAAACCGTAATCCAGAGTAACAATGTTTATATAATTCTTCGCAAAATATATCGGATCATCTATACATCGAGAAAATTCAACAACCTGCTGCTCAGTAAATTCCTGAGTAGTATTTGCCTTTTTTAATAGGGGATTACCAAGATAATGATCAACAGCCATTTAATTAGTTTGCAAATCCTACAGCAGCACCTAAAACACTAGCGTCTGCAGCAAAGATTGCTTCAGTTGATTTCTTCCCAACAATTTCAACGGTATTACCTAGCAACGTTAAGGTTCCAATTGTTGTAGATCCCCCAACAGAATCAATGACGGTTACTAATCTTGCAGTACTAGTAGTATTGACAAGACGAACTGCTGCTGCACCACCGAAGATAGATGCACCTGCAGCGTCAGTGCCACATGCTGCTTGAGTTCCTTTAATTAAAGTGATCATGATTGTTTAATGTCCCGTAGTTATATTTATTAAGCGTTGTCTTGCGCTTTCTTTTCATCATCACGAACTTGCTTTGTTCCTTTAAGGAATTTTTCAAGATTCTTTTGAGACTTCTCATCACTTGCTCTTAACTTTTCGAGATTTGCTCTCATAGCATCAGCAATTTTGCCTTCATCCATAAAACCTCTTAAAGATTTAAGAAGTTCTTCCTTCTTCACCTTGTTCAAATCTTTAATAGATCCTTTACCCTGTCTGATATTGGACTTACCATATGGATAACGTAATTCATTTTCTGGACTATCAGCAGACTTACGATACTGTGCTGGATTTCCTCTCTTACCTGCTTTCTTTCTATCTCCAAAATTAGCCTTATCTAATCTTCTACCATGCCTGTAAGCAAAACCTTTACTTACTTGACTACTTGCCATGTCTTTTTGAGCATCAGACATACCAGCAGTATGTGATGCAAAGCGATTCTCATACTGAGGATGACCTTTTATGTTCTCCTCTCCACCATGCTTTTTAGCAAGAGCTTTTTTCTTCTTCTCGTAATCAGGAGATTTAGTATTGTCATACTTTGGTTTACATGCTTCTTCTACTTCCGCAGATTCTTTAGTTACCTTAATAAGAGGATTCCTATCATTATCAAACTGTGCTTCATTACTTGGAAGTTCATCCCTTTGGAAATAAACAACTTTACCACCAGGATATACTTTTATAATTTCATCTTGTACATCACCCCTAGAAGGCATTTTTGCTTGAGGGAAGAACATCCTAATGTTATACATCTTACCTCTCCATTGCACACCCACCATAACTATGTGACCAAATTCTGATGGTAGCCTTACTGCTTCATCAACTGTCATTTGGAGTTCCTCCGATTGATTTTTAATTGTGGATTGTATCTCCTTAGAGATGTCATTCCTTTCTTTTTGCTTTGCTTTTGATTTTGCTTTTGCTGCAGCAGCTTTTGCAAACACACCTCTTACAGCAGATTGAGATGCCTGTGATTTTTGTGTAGTTGAAGCAACATTTGCTTTTTGCTTCTCAACATTTGCACGTCTTTTATCATCAAGACTTTCATTAACATCTACATTACCTTTGGTATCTGTAGGTGAATGAACGCTTTTATGTCTTTGATCTCTTGCCTTTTTAGTTGCTTTGAGTTCTTTTTTTGCTTGATTATAAGTATCTTCTTCATTAACCCATTGATCTGCTGCCTTCATTTTAGGCATAACATCCTCAGGTCTAATAAGATCAATAATTTCAGCAAATTTTTCACCAGTGCATGTGCGAAGAATTACATTCTCACCCATTCCACCACCATCACCACCATCACCATTGCCACCATTACCATTAGTGTCATTTTCATCCTGATCATCATCGTCTTGAACAAGACGACCTCTACCACCTACATGGTATCCAGAAGGAACTTTTTTACACTTTTTATCGGTATAACAATAGTATTTACCTTTACCACATGACTTATGCATATGGTCTTCAAATACGTCGTTATTAATCTCAGTAACAATTAAATCTACAATCTTAAGTCCTTCAATCTGTGGATTAGGAGGAAGTTCGATTTTAGATTTTAATTTCTTTTTTGCCACAGCAACTTCATTAGGATTAGATGATTTAGTCATATTCCTAATTTTAGATTGCTTAGAAGCATCTTTATGAGATTTTTTATCAATAGCAAAACTCGTCATATGTAAACGCAGTTTTTTCTATTTATCTTTTTCTTCTGCTTTATTCTTTTTCAACAACTTAGATAATTCTGCAGTTGAACCAAAGAACATTGCATTAGTCACGTTAGTTGGACCTTTTGGACTCTCTTCTTCAATCTCTTTAATTTTTTTCTGAAGATCCACCAACTTATCTGTTGTATCAGCAACAGATTTAATAAGTTGACCAACAACCTCAAATGCTCTTGCTTGACCCTGATCAACTGCTATCTCTAAAGCACTATCTAATGCTTCTTGACCCTTCTCTATAATACTGTAAAGATTGCCACGAGTATACTCATAATCCTTTTCAATATCCTTATCCTTATTCTTAGCAACTGGTTCTGGTCTCTTAGGTTTGTCCTTTACAACCTCAGTTTCCACTACAGGTTCTATATCAAAAGTGTCGTTTAAATCTTTAAATTTATCAGTCATAATCTTACCCAATGTCGTTCTTGGTATATACCACCCCAAGGTTCAGTAGGCACTGGCATTGCAAAGCTTACAGATAATCTAGGTGTCATAGTCGTTGCTAGGTGTGGATGATATGCAGGAATGAATACTGCATCTCCTGGTTCCATAACTGTATTTATTACAGGGTCACTTACTATGTTCATTTGTTTTGAATATTGCTCCCTATCAAATACTTCACCCCATATTTTCCAATGAGTTGTTCCCTCACACTGAACTATAACATTATCACTCCTATCAAAATGAATTCCAAAGGGATGATAATCTAGATTTCTACATGAATAGATATGAGCATCAACTGCCGAATTAAATTCTTGCTCAAGTTTATGAGTAGCATTATTTAAAGTCTCTGTAGATCGAGACATCTCAGTAAACCAACAAGTATAATTTTGAATTGCTTCTTCAAGAACAGAAGGTGGATAACATCCTGGATTGGTTGTCCATACATCATTATCCCAAGACATATCTAGATCAGAAGTGAGTATATGAACTCTCTCCTGTGTCATTAATGGACGTATGTTTATTATATTCTCAAATTCATTCCAAGATAATAAATTAGGATGATAACCCTTCACATAGTTTGGTTTCATTATCCGTTAAAACCAAAATCATCCCCTGCTTCTATAAGTGCATTATCAGCACTAGTAATTCCTTTGACATCACTACCACGAACATGTTCTATGGCAGTTGTATTATAAGAAGCACGTTTTACAGTTAGTTTATTACCAGTAATATCGGTAATATACATTGTCTCATTATTAATATCAATAAATGTATTTGCTGCTAATCCTGCAGAATCATCTACTGGAATAGTAACTGCTGTCGCAAGAACATCTTCTGCAAGGTTTGCAATAACATCTCCAGTGTAATTCTTGGTAGCAACTGGTGTAGCATATGTAAGTTGACGACCTGAACCATATGCTGCACTTGCTTCTCCAGGTGTAATACCAATAGATACCTTCTTGATAAGATCTTTTGGTGTACTTGGAACTGGACCAAATAGGTATGTTTTAGCAGTAAAGCTTAAAGTGTACAATAGTACCCTTCTTGAAGTATAATCTCCTTCATAGTTGTCTTCAAATCCAACTTGATCTAAAGTAATTGGAATATCTTTTTTCTCTCCAATAGTGTCTACTAGGTCAACTGTAATTGTATAATTAGGTTGAAAATATGGAAGTATTTGCTCTACGATTTGTAAAGCGTCATCATTTAAGAGAGTCATTACCGACAACTCAAATTGCATGTTGTAAGGAACAGGCATATAAACCTTACGAACATCCTTTTTATCAGTTTTTACTGTGGTTACAAAGGTCTGTGTTGCACCCACTTTCCTAGTAGTATCATATTCAAGACCCGTAAATTCAAAAGACATTCTGGGTAAACTAATAGATACTGGTTTATTCAGATCTGGTTGTTGTTCAATTCTCGCTAAAAACTTCTGAGTAGGTCCATATGCCAATGGAACTTTAATAATCGCAGATGGATCTGTAGAATCACCATCTCTATGAATAGTAATATTATTAAAAAGAGTACCAAATCCAATTACAGTTTTTCTAAAAATTTGGTGGTAAAAATGATCAAACATAATTATACATTTCCAAATGGGTTACTTTCGCTAAAATCTAATAAGTTATCTGCTTCAGATTCTATAGTTGCATTTTGAGGATATCCAGTTTCTGGAAGATCATCACTATTTAGATCACTTATACAGAACCTTGTAGAAGTTTCTTGTCCAACAATGTACTCACCTTTCTGGAAGGTTCCAACAATCTGACCTATTCGTAATTCTCTAGTTACAGCATTCCAAGTCTTAACTTGAGCAGTTGCACTACTTGCTGTACCAACTATATCTTCTCCTCTATTAAATGAACCAGTTCCTCCAGTTTGTACTGGTGGTGCAATTAATATCTCAGGTGAATCAGTATACCATCCACCACAATCTTCGTAAACAAGTGCAGTAACTGAACCTGCAGCAGATACAACAGCATGCACTACCGCTGGTATAGTTGTACTACCAATACCACTATATCCATCAGGTGCAAATGCTACAGTTGGAATTCCAACATAACCTCCACCACCATTAGTAATAGTAATAATACCACAAACTCCATCTGCAATATTTGTTATTCCATAAGCACCACTTCCAGTATCAGTCATAAAACCAACCCTTGGTGCTACTGTATATCCAGCACCTGGATTTGTTAGATTAACTGCTTGAACTCTTGATAGATCTGCATTTGGTTCACAGAAATCTACAAGACCAGATATCATTGATGTTACACCAACTGTTGTTTGACCTCCAGCAGGAGCAGAAGAAAATGCAACTTGAGGTGGATGAGTATATCCAGATCCTCTTCTAGACACTATAACTTTACGAACACCACCATCAACTAACGTTGTTACAGCAGTTGCTTGTGATGCTATTCCAGCAAGAGTCATTGACTGTATATAACCTTCCTCTTCAACATTATCATCAATAAAGTCTATTCCAGTATCAACCTCTTCATCGTTGTACATGAATAGCTCACATCTCAACTCATAAACATAATTCTTTTGTAATTGATAGAATGGTTTTTCATGCTCTACATATTTGATTTCAAATAATCTATCACCTAACGGAAAATATACTAAATCCCCTTCCTTAGGTCTACTTGCTAATTTAATACCTTTTATTGGTTCTATACGTTTTTGTATCTCTTCCTCATACCTCTCCTTAGAGATAATCAATGTTAGATCATCTAACTCTTGAACACCAAACTTAGATAGAAGTGTTCCTGCTCCAGAATATCCATCAAACGTCTCAACATATGCTTCTAAAGGAACAGCATTAGCAAAGTTAGATCTGGAGACTTCCTCCATAACTGTCTTCTCTGCACCATAAGTTCTTGGTATGTAATAAACTTCCACACCAAACATCTTTAGTTGTTCATTCACTAAGTCCTGAACAAGATTTTGTTCTCCTTTAGATCCATGAAGGAAGAATGGATTAAGTGCCATGTTCCTAACCTATCATATCTAAAGGTGGCAATTCGTATGTAGAAGACATCTTCTCGATAATGGCATCCATCTCTCTTTGCCCATCATCCTGTATTTGTCTTCCATTCATCTCAATACCGCCTGGTAATTTAACTCCTTGGAACTTACTTAAGTTAACACCCCATTGACGCTTAATTAAAGCAGTCAAATAAGGTTTTAAAAATCTATCATTCCATATTTGATCAGAAGTTGCAGGATCTAATGCCCTATAACAATCTAAGATTATATAAGTACCAACTTCAATAGACTTCCAATCAATATCAAGATACAATTTATCTTCTCTTTGATTATATCTTATTTGTTTTTGTGTTGACAATAACCAATCTAAATCCTCAAGATAACTCTTGGTCATTGAATATGTTAATAATTCAGTTGATCCCAAATAATAAATGTCATTCAAGAATAACTGATACTTGATACTGAACATTCCAGCAGAAAGTCCACCACCACCTTCAAATTTAAATATCTTTGATACACCCATAACTGAGGGTGGAACTTTTATATAATTACCAGTCTCATACCAATCAAAAGTTACATTACCTTGACCAGGAATATTTTCTGATACAGAAGTAGTTGCAATACCAACTTTACCCCCTTCATGTGGATTTTCAACAGTACCTCTATCAATGTCATCTTGAGTTATTTGGTACTTCAAAAATGCTTGAGTAGTACCATCAAAATGACGTTCGTGGAATAATTGAATAGCATCATCTACCAGATCATCAATCTGTTCTTCAGCTACATTGACCTCCAATACAGGAGCACCTAGTTGCCTCTTGCAATAGTCTATTAAAGTTTGGCGACTGGTTGGTTTTGCCATCTTACTCTTCTAACAGTTGTCTTAACATACTTTTAATATCACTTAAATTGGATTTTAACTCTTGAACATCAGATTCAAGAGTATTTACCCTTTGCACATCAAATTTTTTAGACCTTCTTAGGGCAACATATGAAGCATGACCTTTTCTATCAGTATTAATGATTGCATTGGACTCAGTATCTCTTACGAGATAACTGTGTCCTTCAACCTTCAGAAAACGTTGTTCCATATTATGCTAATGCAATTGCCCTCAAGTCTCTTATCCTTGGAGGATATGCCTGATTTGTAGATGTTCCAACAATCTTAATGCTGAAGTATCTAAACTCAGGTAAATTATCTATGGTAAATTCATAATCACTAAATGGAATGTCATCACTTCCATGTGCCAGTACATCTGTCTTAGGAAGTTTCTTATCTGGGAGACCACTGTTTTTAGCAATATCAATGATATTACCATTAACATCAAAGTTACCATATCCAGGGAATGGATAATATATTGGATCGGATTCAACATCATCAGATATTGAATAGAACGCTCTAATATCACTAAATGTATTTAAATAAGCAGCTAAAAGAACTTTAATGGAAGTACCAGAATTCTCTAATGCAATTGGTTTATTTGCATAAATGAATGCTGTTGGATCTTCCGTTATTGTAGATGCTCTAGAATCACCTGCATAATCACTAATTGGTTGGTTAACTCTATTACTAATGAGTACCATACCAACTCTATCTAAGTCAATAACTGGAGATATATCACTATCAGCAGTTGATAATGTAAATATCACTTCCATTGACTTATTGCCTGGACGAGTATCTAATTGCTGGAGTTCGTTAACTCTTGAAGCAATCATCCTTGGAGAATCAAGGAATGTATCCTCATCCATATTGATAGGAACAGTCTCAGTCTCAACAAATGAAGACTCAGGTCCATCAATACTTTGTGCAGTAGTACTCTTTAATTCAGCTTTAACTGAGGTATTTGGTAATACCATAGTCTGAACAATAGGTTTAACTGCTTCAAATTGGATGTTCTGTGTTGCATTAATTTCTGCACCACCAGCAGATTTAGACTCATTAATGAATAGTTTGGGGAATCCGATACCAGTACTTCTATCAGTACCAGAGGTAGCAGACATATCAAGTTTCACATAATAAGAATCAAGAGTTATAGATCTTGTAGGTGTCGCATCCTGTAATGTATGAGTCTTATTAATACGTCTCAAGGAGACACCATTAACCTCATACTTCTCAACAGGAGTTTTAACAGGATATGTAAATGGAGTTGTTTGATCAATAGATCTAGTAATTCCAGTTAACTGTCCAGCAGAAATTCCAGTGTAAGAGATAATCTCATCATTAATCTGAATGTAACCAGGATTGGTAGCAGCAACGCCAACATTCTCAAAGGTTTCAAATCCTGTAGTATTAGCGATGCCAATAGCAGCAGAACTAGAGTTTGAATACTCTGCAGATAATGTAGTTGCTTTAGAATCTGTTAGGACGTTACTAATAACGACTCTATTAATTCCTTCATGCATACCGTGGTTCTTATGGTTCACTTTAATATGCATTCCATCTTCTTCTAAAGAATTTAAAGCATAGTCACTAATTACAACATCTGATCCAAATCCAACGGATACCATAGTGGTAATTCCAGCAGTTGGACTGATAAATTGTAATGGTTTTGTAGAACTAATCTCAAAATCACCTTGAACATTATCTAAAACTAATTCATTAGTTCCAGTAATAGCACCCAATGATAGTTGCATATTTCTACCCAACTGATCATTACCAATTGTAGGGACTGTCAAAACGTCACCAACTTGATACCCAGTACCACCAGAGTTAATGGTTGCAGCAATTGCAACTCCATTTGAACCACTAGCAGCACCGATAGTAATATCAGCAGTTGCGTTCTTACCAATTCCACTAAAGGATGCTAATGCAACATTAGAGAATGTAAATTGATTACCATCTGAAGGTGTATAACCAATACCAGCATTAATTATGCTTAAATCGCCTGTGGCAGAACCACCAGCACCAACATAATCTGCTTGAGCATTACCATTCTTTTGGATAACTGTATTACCTAAAACCAATCCACTTGTGTTTACAATATCATTAGTTGATACAAGTAACTTCTTAGAGTTAAACTCAAACGCATCATTAACTAAAGTAGCAATTTGATTGTTACCTTTTGCTAATTCTGGGTTAAAGAAGGATACTGTTCCAACTTGATCTTTAAACTTAGCACCATAGAGTGTAAATTTAAGATCTTCATACTGACTTGGGTTCCATGTAGATCCGTTCTGTGACTTGAATAGAGAACCAAGCATTGGTTGTGCAGACACAATTACTTGTCTTGATTCTGGTTGTAATAAAGTACTAACATCAACTTCACCCATCCTAGAAATCCAAACAGTATATTCGTTAGACTGTGATAGTAGAACGACTGAATGATCAGTTCCAGGTTGTAAGTAAACTGGTGATGGGAAGACAATAGTAGTTGGTGTTCCACCATCTACTGATTCTATAATATCCGCAGGTTCGACAATTACCTCACCAAATGGATATATTTCTTCCGAAGGTACACCAGCAATCATTGGTCTTAACTGGACCGTTACAGGTAGAAGTGGATCTTTTGTTCTGAAATATACTTCAATTTCAGTAACGAATAATCCACCACCATTCTGCACTGAGAATGATTGAGCTAATGGATCTTTACCACCCCTCGCAGGACGTGGAGGTGGAACAGGAGGATCAGGTGGACGTGGAGGTCTTGGCGGTCTTGGAGGGACAGGAGGAGTGCGCTGAGCTGCTCTCCTTGCCTCAAACCTTGCTATCGCTGCCTGAGTAGTTGTTAAACCACCACCAGTTGGTCTTGGGGGATCTCTTGGTGGAACCTGTGGAACAGGTCTTGGGGGATTTGGGGGTGGTGGTGGAGGTGGAGGTGGCGGGGGCAACGGCACTACACTCGTTTGTGTGCTTGTCGTTACTTGTTGTGTCGATGTAACTTCTGTTGCAGGTCTGGATTCAGTAGCAGCAACAATATCAAATCTAGGTCTCCTTGTAGACCTGATTGTTTCTTGCATATTGTTGAGAGTACCTTGAGCAAAGTATTGCTCTTCACCAGAAGTTCCTGTCATTCCACCAATAGTACTATTAGTAGAACTACTTGTTAATCTGAATATCTTAATTCCTACTTCAAACGATGGGTTAGATGGAACATTTGGATCTGGAACATAGAATGAACCAAGAACTGTTCCTACCTGATCAGAGAATAATCTTACATTTGTAATCTCTGCTTCACCATTAGCACCACGTAACCTCATTCCTGTTCTTAACCATCCACTGTAGAGACCTTGAGTATTATCTGCTAAAGATACAGTATCTACATTAAGTAAAACAGAAGAACTTGAATATGTTTCAGGAATAGTATATAAATCATCATAAGGACTCGTTGTATATACATCTGTTGGAGCAGATATTGGTCCCAGTTTATGATTAGACTGAGCAACTCTGAATGTTAACCTAGGAGTAGATTGACTAGTACCTGTAACAGCACCTGTTGCCATTGTTCCTGTGATCAATTCACCAACTTGGAATGTACCACTAATCATCCTAATTTCTAAAAGTTTAGGTATGACAAATGCGTTTACATCCTGTCCATCAAAGAATCCATAAAGTCTTGTTAATGGTTTAAACTTACGTCCAGTAAATTCAATATTCCTAGACCTCATGAATGCAATAATTGAGGTACTTACTACCTTATCACCTTCATTTACAACATCAGTTTGCTCACTAATTCTTAATCTATTACCACCTCTAGTTGAAGTACCAGTTCTAGTAGTTGTAGTTGTAGTTGTAGTCTGGAAGTTATTTGTAGTTACAATTGCACTACCATTGTTTCTAGATGTTGATCCAGTCTGTATTGTTGATGCATTTGTAGTAGCACTAGATCCTGTCCATGCAGTGTTCCATGCACCCCATCTAACTGGTCCTAAACCAGATTGTGGGTCATAACCATCAAATTCTAATTGTCTACGTGTTTGAGTGTAGTTATCAACCTCTATTCTCTGAGGTGCTAATCTAACCTGATCAATCCAAATATCAGATGATGGGAATAATTGAATATTACCAGTGTAAGTTGTTACAAGATATGGAGTAACATTCTCAACTCTAGTAGCATAAACCTGTTTAATTTCAGGTTGTGAATCATAATCAAGTGTTAATAACTGTCCTGTTCTTCTAATACCAGATCCAACTAAATCAGTAACAAATCTAGGATCTGCAGTAGCACTTGCTGTTGTTCCAATTCCAATTAAGGACTTAGAACCAATTAGCATATCAACTTCAGTTGTATAGTGTGTTGGTCTTAATTCTAAGTTTACTGGGTCAACACTGTTAGTTACCTTACCTGGTTTTAACTGAGTCGCTGTTCCACTAAAGTTATCCACATAGATACCAGACTTAAATCTAGTTAAACCAGCATTATCAGGTATAAACAAACTTTCTGTATTGGATTCTAGAAGAGAGAGTGCAGTATAGTACTCTAAGTTCTGAATCCTATTCTCTAATAATGCAATATCTTGCATTCTATATCTCTTATGAGACTTAAGAAGTATCTCTACATTCTCAGCATTGCAAATATATGGTGGAAGTTTACATGTTGCAACTTCTAATGCATCCTCAATAGGAATTGGGGGTAAAGGATCATCTGCAGGAATACCTTTAATTAACTGGAAGTCACCATCCTTAGTTAAATATAATCTATCAATTCTTGGTTGATAGTAAGAATATTGTATTCTAATTGATTCGTCAGATGCTAAAATATTTTTAGCAGAGTTGGTAGCATTAGTGAATACTCTTGCACTATATTCAAATGGAGATACACCAGTTGAATTTAAATTAAAATTAGTTACTCTAGGTCTAATATCAATAACATCAGTTAACCTTGTACCTTCTTTAATATCAGGTAGTACACAGAAATCAATCTGATCATAAGAAGAAACTGTAGTTATATCACCATCATCTGTAGATGCAAACTCTGCAGATTCAAAAATAACTCTTAACTTTTTGCGAGGATCTTTACTATTAGTCTTCCTTACCAATCTAGAATAATCACAAATAGTTTCTCTTTGTCCACTATCTAAAACAAATCTATCTTTAATATCAGGATCGCCTGGATCAAAATCATTAATAGTACCTGTTATTCCACTTTCAGTAAAATTAACTTGCTCATTTAATTCAAGTCTTAAATCACTTAGATATACAAATGCTGCAGTTTGACTATTAATACGTTCAATATACAAACCGATAGCACCTGTTGTTTGTCCAACAAACTCTTCACCAACAATTAAGTCATCTACACGTCCAGTTGGTCCATTCATGTTAAACAGACTAACTGTTGGTAGTAATGGATCAGCAGTTGCTCCCGATTCAAATACACCATAAACTTTGGTTACATCAGGTTCTCCAAGACAAATTTCTTTATCCTGAACTCTTAATCCATAACCATAAGATCCATGAGATAATCCATCATTTAAAGTAGTTGTTCCAATACCAGAAGTTAC